TAAGACGCCATTTAGATCAACAGTCGTAGTCGCAATCTGAACCTCAGTATCAGCAACGATATCAAGCTGTCCGTCTGCGCTTGAGTTGATATAGATTGCGCTATCGCGGAACTGCACCTTATCGGTGGTAGTCAGCTCGATGTTAGTCCCACTTGATGTGTTACCTGCGGTCAGCACCTCAGCCAGCGTATCGGTTACGCCGGGATCAACCAGCGCCATTGCGTCAACAACGGCAGCACCAGAGCCTGCACCATCGAGATAAACGACTGCGGTCTTGCCTGTCGCAATCGTTACATTTGCGCCAGAGCCTTGAGAGATCGTGATCGACTGAGAGCCGGTGGTTGCGTTTTCGATGAACATGACACGCGAAACCGTATTCGGAGCGATGGTCAAAGTCCTTGTTGCGCTTAAGGTCGCAGAAGAAGTAACCTTGAAGTACATAGATCGAGCGGGGTCTGTTGCACCGTCCGCTACCGTCGTCGTCGCATCTGCGTCCGAACTAAAACAATCCTGAGTGCCATACCCGAGAGCCTCACCGATAAGCTCTAGATTAGTGTTCGTGGTCGTGCCCCAGGTGCCAGACTGATCGCCAGTGCCGATTTCCTCGAGCCGTAAATCATTTACATATGTACTAGCCATAATCTACCTACGCTGCTTTTTCATCCCATGACGGGGTCTGTGAAGGCGTCACTTTAGACCAACTAGGAGTCTGTGACGGTGTAGAACCTGACCAAGCAGGTGTTTGCGCAGGGTTTACCGCTGACCAACCCGGCGTTTGAGATGCTGCAAGATTCTGCCAACTTGGGTCTTGACTAGGGTCAATTTTACTCCAAATAAGGACGTTGCCAAGCGCAGTCTGCCCAACAACTCCAGTGACCGGAACATCAGCCTTAGCCCCAACTGTAACACTGCCAAGCCCAGTTGTCGCCGAATTTCCTGTAACTGAAACCGTTTGGCCAAGCTTAATCGAGACCGTGCCGATTTGACCCGTCCCAGCAACACCAGTCGGGCTAATCGTCGCTGCGCCTGTAACCGATACTGTTCCAACTGAACCTGTCGCCTCTTGGCCTGTGACATCAACATCTGCGTTTGCTGCAACTGTGACACTGCCCAGACCCGAACTGCCAGAGACGCCCGTAACACTGAAATTCGCGTCGCCTGATACACTGACCGACCCGACACTTCCAGTCGCTGCCAATCCTGTCGGACTGACGTTCGCATCTGCTGCAACCGTGACCGTACCAACAGATCCTGTCGCAGTTTCGCCTGTAACCGAGACATTAGCGTCAGCGGATACAGAAACACTGCCGACAGCCGATGTGCCAGAAACGCCGGTTGGACTAACATTGGCATCTGCTGTGACCGTGACGGACCCGACAGATCCTGTCGCAGAGACTCCAAAAGGAGATAGATTGGCATCTGCCGTAACTGTAACGCTGCCAACGCCTGCCGTGCCAGAAACGCCGGTGACACTGACAACCGCGCCACCGCTAATCGAGACAGAACCAAGCTGCGTTGTTGCACCAGCAAGAGGGACACTTTCGCCCCAACCCGCTTCACCCCAGCCTTGGTTCGAGCTATTCCAGCCTTCAAATGCAACTGTGACGTCAGCCACATATCAATCCTATGCGATTCGGATGATCGCGTTGCTGGCGTCCGCCGTTGGGAAGCTGATAGTAAAATCGCCGGCAGTAGAGGTTTTGTCTGCACCGAAATCTAAGACACAAACGCTGGGATCACTAGTCGCTGCCTCATTATAAATCAAGGCTCCCCTTGCAGTGATTGATGCCGAAGAGAACGTCAGGTCGTTGAAGTCTGTAAATGCTGTGGTGCTAGACGTCGTGGGATTAACACTTGTCAAGAACGATCCTTTTGCCGTATACCCAGTACCGCTAACCTCGTTAGAAGAAGTGTACGCAGTAGTCGACGCATCCAAAGATGCGCTGCTTGTATAGAGCGCCAGCTTGAATACGTTGCTCGCAGCCGAAAAATCATGCGTTGCAGTCAGCAACTCTTTTTTAAATGAAGTACACATTGCTTGGGTGATAGCCATTATAAGGTCCTCAATATTTCAGCCATGTCTTTATGGCCCTGATCATAAAACATATTGTACAAAGTTGTTCTATCGCTTTGTATTCCTTGTTTGATTGCTGCTACAAGTATTTGGAATGTCCTGTCTTGGAATGCTTCCGCTTGCTGCCTTAAAATTGGATCCGCATCCTCACTTATTGAAATAATCCTTCTTATCGCACTTTCAGCAATCTCTTCTGGGGTGTGCCCCCTTCTTTCGGTAGTTTTGACATTGACACTGCCCAAAGTTGTTTGTACTTCTATTTGCATCATTATTGTTTGGGCCTGATCACCATTCCAGTTCTATATTGATCTGTAACTTCTTTAGCTTCACCAAACTGTTTCATGGCTCCTACCGCCTCTACAAATCGCTTTTCGTACTCTTGTAACAAATCGGGCTCACCCTTCATGTAGGTATACGCTTCGATAAGACAGCCATAAAGCAAAGCAACTGGAGCATCTGTGCTAAGGAAAGTTGTCCCGCTATCTGCCCCGGCAGTAAGACTTGCTGGACGAAAGAAATAATGCAGCTCGGAGGTATAATTGCTGTCAGGAGTAGGAGCTATGATGAAGTTGTCTACGTCGAAAAAAGCGTAATAACGAGGCGTGCCTGTGGTTGTAGACGTAGGATTGAAGGTTTGTATAAAATTGACGTCTTTGTATTCTAAGAAAGCTTTAGACGTGCCAAACGACAAGGAAAACGGCGCTAAGAAATCAGACGGGACCGCTAAAAACTGATTGGATGCGGTCATCGTGCCTGTCACATTTTTACGAAACTCAGTCAGCTGGACGTTTTTAAGTAAGCGTTCCTCCGCATTTTTGATAAACAAGTTCAAATTATTAACAAAACTTGTTTCATCATTTTCTGTATAGTCTTGTATAGCTGTCTTGAGCTGTGCGTATGTAAAACTCATGTCGTTGTCACCGTCACAGAACCAATGTTTCCCACACCCAGGATGGGTGTGAAGGGGTCAGCCAAAATAGGCACTCCAACATGTATCACCAGCGGCTCGACGCGATCTGGTCGTGGGTCTTTTAGAGCTTGCGGATCAGATATAGAGGGTAATGGCAACAACTGCGGCTGCTTTGGCTCCCATTCGTCGTAACCAACAAGAGCCCCTGTCCACTCCTTGCGCATGCGACTTAATTTATAACGCACACCAGAACGGTCCGAGATTCCGTATGCGTTTTTTCCGGAAGCAAATTTAGCCATAATTACATCCTATATGCGTTAAAAGCTGGAGCGATGTTGAAAGAAGCTCGATCTCGGTCTTCTTCCATAGCTCGTTGCATTTCTTCCTCATATATTGGCTTAAGTAACCCTATTAAGTCGGGCGCTCTTTTCATGGCAATGTAATAACTCAAACCTGCCGCTAAACACGGGTAGAAACGGAAAGGCACTTCCATTGTGTCCGTGTAACTGTCTGCGTCATCCATGCGGACAAGACGATCAAAAATAATTTGATCGGTGCTGTTTTCCGGTGTAGGCCACACTTTTAAAGTTGGTGTTATTTGTCGATCAAGAAAAAATTGATTAGGACGACTTTGGGTGGTCTTGGTCGGGATGTTCAAAAACTCTGCTCGGCTTAACCGCTCGAGAGATAAATCCGTGCCATCGCGACGTAAAACCGCTGACAAAATATCAATAGTGTCTGCATTTAAAGAGTACGATGCCGTGCCTGCTGTCATCGTCACCGTCGTCTGCTCTATGGTCCACTGGTTAAGGCCTCTATTAGCCCAGTCAGCCAACAAAAGATTCAAAGACCGCTTTGCAGTCTTCAAATCATAGCCAGTACGAACCTCTTGACCACAACGCTCAAACGCTTCTTCTATGTAGTCAGTGACGTCCAGCTCGAAATTTTTCGATCCGGAAGTTGTCATGGTTTACGTTTTCTTCTTCCCTGATCCATTACGGCGCATGACTGGCTTCATCGGCACGCGGCGGTTCATTTTGTTCACAGCAGCTGACCCGTTTTTCTTTACACCGGCTTTCTTTGCCATGCCGCCGCCCATGCGTCTTTTCTTGACACCGGCTTTTTTGGCCGCCTTACCCATTGCCATTGCTTTGCGTGGGCTCATTTTGTCATTTCCAGCCATTACAGTCTCCTTGCGTAACTTTCTCTAGTTTCAAACACATGTGCAGGCATCGCCTCCCCAAAGTATTTTTTATAATAGTCCTGCTTTAAAAGCTTTTCTGCTGCAGTTTGTAATTTATCCAAGCGTTGTATGAAGTACATCGCATAAGAAACTTCCACCAAAGGCTCGAAACCACCGTCGTCGACCGCATCATTTACATCGTCTTCGGGGTGAAAACCCATGACCCAAATGTTGCGGTCAATAAAAACACCCTTGGAAATTGCCTCGTTTAACTCTGCAACGTAGTCATGGAAATCTTCTGCCTTATCAAAGGCTAAGTCAACCAAAACAGTGACGTCATACCGGTCTTCAAATTGCGATATTGCTGAGTACAAAGCCTGTTTGTGCGCGTCATGTTTAAAAATTACCTTAACACGATCATTGTCCCACGCAGCTTTCGCATAAGGACAAGCACTCAAGCCTTCCGTTTCGACCTCCAGTTGTTCTTCGGACCAGGCCCTAATTTCCTCAACTAAAACACCCTCCAAGCCGGCGACACTTTTGGTCATTTATATTGCGTCTTTTTGCGTCTATCAGGCATTACGGCGCCACAACCACGGTGATTTTTGTAAACAAAACCACCATTTTTTACCTTAACAGTCGCTGCTTTGGTGTTTTTAACCACTTGTTGACCTTTTGCACCGGCTGTTTTTTTCTTTTTTGCGGTCGCTGCTCTCTCAGTTTTTGTGAGCGAACGAGCTTTTGCTGCTGGTAAACAGCGGTCGGGGTTTTTTTTATCCTTGGATGTACCGCAATCGCCAGCGATATTGCCTTTGCTGTCAATACGCTTCCAATCTTGATCTAACCACTCCTGTAGCTCACCCTTTGCCATGACTATCGCCCTTTACGCCTCCCGCCTTTCGACTTCTTAGCGTAATTCGGGTCTTTACAATATTTGGAGGCTGCCAAATTTGCGTAAGCTGAGGGATAAGTATCAAAAGTTCGTTTTGCCCAGGCTTTGCCTTCGGGGCAAATCTTACTTCCTTTGCTTTTTTTGGAGGCCGCTCCACCTTTTCGGTAGTAACTCAAACCTTTTGGGATACTTGAGCGCGTCATCACCATGCCTTACAAGACCAATATCTTGCTGTAAATTTGTCTTTTGCAGTGTCGCAATTATGCCTCGCCCGAAAATTAGCACGGCGGCCAGGCTGTGATTTTTTTATTGACATTTTAGGATCACCAAAACGGACTAGCTTGATTTGGTTGCCTTTTTTTGCCAGCACAGCACTTTTTTTGGATTTGCCCGGAGTTCTTTTCGGTTTGTTGTAACCAGCGAAGGTTTCCCCCCGGTACTGAATTCTACCGGAGGGCAACCGTTTTACGTTTTTAGTCGTAGCCATATCACGCAAACTTCTTCCGCATATACATTATGACAGTGTAAGTATCACCGGAGGAGTGTCCTACTGTGGTAAATACAATGTCGCCGGTCTTCCCGGTGCCAGCGTTGTTAGTTAAACCCCCAAAGCTGGAGTAATCGTGATCTCCACTTTGGTTTTCACCTAACTCAATACAAAACTGGTCAGTGCTCGCATCAAAAAGGATTTTGACTTTCATGCCTATGCATTGCCACCAAATCCGCTCGATGACGACCTCGTTACAGGTGTCCCCGTCTGCACTGGCAGCTAAAGCCGACACGTCAACTTTGACAACGGCACTTTCACCCGTGCCATCGCTGACATTGGTGAACTTCATGACAGCGTTATTAGGGCCGTCAATCAGCGTTTGTGAGGTAACTGCATCAGCCATGTCAACCTCCTATTATTGATCAGCAAAGGCAGGAGCAGTTGTACTCGTAACGTTACCGAATATTTGATAGTTGGTCGTATTCAAACCAACGATAGTAACTTCAAATCCAGCAGGAACGTTTAACTGAATGCTGCTGTTGGAGTTTCCGTCCGAAAACACACTACTAATTGCGTCACCGTCAGTATCAAGGAAAGTTACGCCGCCAATGTAAAAATTGGTGTTACCCGGAGTAACAATGAGCGCATCCGTAGCATCGGCTGCACCGCCTGCGTAAACGAACTTAAACACAGAACCAGCAATCGGCGCGGGCAGAGTGTAAGTATTATCCTGACCGCCATCTGGAACTAGCAATATCCTGCCGCTGTGAGTGGCATTGGTAAGGGTTACGTTGCCATCAGCTAAACTGACAGGCCCGTCGCCAAACGTTGCAACTTCAGTGATTGTACCAGTAGTAGCATTTTTGCTTACGGTTTTAAAAGTGCTTTCAGAACGAACTGGTCCCGAAAAAGTTGAATTAGCCATGTTGTTCTCCTGTCGTGGCTAGTGTCGGTCACCCAATGCGACCGTCAGGAAAAGATATAATAAAGGTTAAAAAAAAGGGCGGCAAGTGCCGCCCTTCTAGTTTTTTAGGCCCCTGGGGTCCCAAAAACAGCTCTCCAATCAGATACCCCAAAAGAGTATCTTTCTCGAGCTTTAAACCGCATGTTTCCGGTATCGAAATCACCTTCCATTGCAGTTTTAATCGGCGTTCTCTGGAACAGTTTGAAACCGTTAGGAGCATCAGTTTTGATGAAAAACGCGTCGCTGTCCGTCAAGAAGTGGTTAACCACCGCTCCGTCAGGAAGCATACCCATTGCTTTCATCGCATTGATGTCGTTATCAGAGGTTCCTGGTCGCAAGTTGCTGTTGATTACACGCTCTGCAATAAATTGAAGTTCTTTTGGAATAATCAGTTTCATTCCACGAACAGCAATTTTTAAGCCGCGCTCGTCGGTCAAACCAGCAATATCGATCAGCATTTGCTCTAACGAAGTTTCGTTAAGGTCTGCAGCCGTCGTCAACTGATTACGTTGGTTACCAGAAAGCGAGGGGTGTGCAGAAGAACAAAGTGCCGCGCCGTCACCTACTGGGAAGGAGGTGTCGAACGCGTTGTTCAAGATTGCAGCAGCTTTAATCTGCTTGGTTTGAGACATTGAACGGGCCAATGCTCTCGTGTATCTACCTGCTAGACGGTCATAGAGGTTATCTTCTACGGCTTCCTCGGTGATAGAGAAGGCCAAAGCGATAGTCTCATGCGTGTATCGTGCAGTGTAGGTTTCTTGAGCGTCGTCAAATGAAATAGCTCCGCCTTCAGACTTAACTGGGGCCGTGCTAAATCCAGACAACATTACTTCTTCTTCAAAGGCTCGGTCTGAGCTTTCTTCGTCGAAGATTTCCGCATGCTCTCGATCATATCGATCATATTCCAACCCGAACAGAGCATTTAATCCGGGTTCTAGCTCTTTAGCTAGTTGGGCTCTTGAAATCGCCATGAGTTATCCCCTTAGATGCCTGTTGAGTCCGCAGTAGTCTGTGAATCAGAGCTTGATGCGGGTGAGTTGAAGTGGAAGTTGAAACGAACTACGAAGTTAGTACCAGCCGCATCGTAATCAAGGTTTGCGATATCGGTCGAAAGACCAACAATTCGCATCGCAAGAGTAGCTGTAGTAGCAGCGGTGCTAATATCCAGCTCTGCGGTTGAGTTACCGGTGTTCGTTGAACCAGAGGTTGCATTTGCTAGTGAACAATTTTTGAACACGTCAGCAATTGCAGTGGCTCTGTCTGTGACGGATTCGTCAGCAGCAACCATGAACAACTGATTGGGGTTGTCCGCAACAAAAGCCTTGATAGGAAAGTTTGTATCAACACTTACGCTGCCTGAACCAGGCCAATAGTTTTTGAAGACAGTTTTTTTGCTAGAGCTGTCTACATACTCTACACCCATCAGGACGCCAAGGAACGGAACCGTGCCACCGTTGGCAGCGCCAACGATATCAATGAATCCACCTGAAGTTGGGATTACAGGCGAGTATTGATAAATGACATTGGTTTCGTTC